ATAGACCCAAGTGATGCAGTGGATGAAGCCGTGTGGCTTACCCCTGAAATGCTTGAACTGGTCAATGCTCCTAAAGCACTAGATGCAGAAACTACGACATTTGGCGTAGATGCAATGCTTGCGCTTAGACCATTCAGACTTGCTGAACTTCTAGCCAACTGAGTGAACGTGCCGTCATAAGTAGATACGGCTGAGTCATAAACTAAGTCATTTGCTGAATAGGCAGACTTGCCACCTACGGCTGAGGAATCTAAAGCGCGTTGATCTAAGACCATCTGCGCAAGTCGCGCTAGACGGTCAAGGTTTAATTCAAAGTCATTGAGTTCTGATGAACTCATGTCTTAGCTCGCTATTGTGAGTGAAGTTGTAAATGAACCTGACGAAATCGTGTAAGTATCGCCTGCGGTGTATGGGTTACCTGTAATCGTTCCAGAAAACAAGAAACTGCCACCAGTTAGTGCATCCCAAGCTGTAAAGAATGTTGCATCCTGTGAACCGCTAATGTTTGTCCAGGATACGTCAGCATCAGAAACAATAGACCCCGTAGATGCGCCAGCAAATGAAACAGCCTTGCGAGTAGTTTCAGTTGCGCCGTTGGCTGTGCCGGCAGCACCGGGGTCTCCAACGTGCAGTTGGACATAAACATTAGTTACGGCGTATGCAGTGTTATTGCCTAAAGCATTTAGCAAACTATTCGCTAAGTGTGCGCTCATTCCAGTAGCCATTAGCCCTCAACTCTTTCAGTAACAGTAACAATCTTGCCATCATCATCACGTTCAACAGTTCTAATAGTTGTGCGCTGTTGCGGTGCTTCAACAGTGATGTTAGGCGGTGCAACATTTATTACGGCTGGCGGTACGTTTACAACTGTTTCAGGCATCTGCACATTTACATCGTGTGTACGTTGAACGTCATAAACCGATTCTGGGTTTGCAGGGTCAATTTGTGCAACAGCTTGCAACTGCGTTGACGGCAAGCCAGTGTGAGCAATAGCAGGCAGGCTTAGAGCAGATAAAACGCCAGCAGGATCGAAACCACTAAGAATAAGTTTCTGAGCCATCGTGACACGCTTGTCGGTTTCAACGAGTGAAGCAGCACCCAAATCCACGTTAGCCAAAGGAACGCGATAAACGTCACCGCCTGTAACAGGTCGCAAGTCTTCAAATCGTCTAATGTCATTGACTGAAAGAAATCCTGCCTGTGAACCTATTGAGTAGCCATTCATTCTTGTAGCAAAGTCACCACGCAGTAAACCGTCTACATTGAAACGAATAAACGCACCATCAGGTAGAAGTGCGCTATAAGCATCTTCAATCTTAGCCACATAAGGGCGCAAGGTATGCGTTACAAAGTTAATGTTGTTTTGCTCAACGGATGCGTAAGACATAGCACCCGGTGTTGTTACGCCAATCATGTGTGGTGGAACTCGGAAAATTCGAGCTACTTCTTCAATAGCCAACTTGCGACTATCAAGCATCTGCGCTTCGTCTGGGTTGATGCCAGTCTTTACAAACTTTGCACCGCCTGTAAGCAGTCCAGTCTTATGCGCTTTGCGATAACCCTCATGACGTTGGCTAAAGCTATCAACTAATTGTTTGGCTTGATCGCTTTTTAAGTCTTGTGGGGTTTCGATAATTCCCTGAGTTGTTGCGCCTTGACCAAAGAAACGTGAAGCAAAAGACTGTAAGGCACTTGATAGTCCTAAGTTGTCTTTCATTTCTGTAACACGCGACATACCGCGTAGATCGCCAGCCTTGCGCATTTCAGTTATTTGCAGCATGTCGCGCTTGCTGACCGGAACGTCTTGGTTATCGTCAATAATGTATTCAATTTCCCGGGTGCGAATGTTACGCACTACTTGCACACGGTTAGGTGCAATGCAAACTAGGTTTACTACATCGCCACGACCATCACGGAAAACGCGAACAAAAGCGTTACCGTCAAGGAGTAAGGAAATAAGCACTTGCTGGTAATGCTCTGAACGCAGTAGGTCTACATCTGGTCTCTGAATCCAAGCTGGTTGTGGCCGAAAAGGTACACGGTCACCATCACGGCGAATAAAACAGTCAATTGGAAGCGTTGAAATAGTGTCTGAAATTAAAAGCACACAAGCATAAAAAGCATTTATCTTCATTGCCTGTGTTTGGTCAATGTTTGTTCCTGCTTCAGTGGTAAACGCAAACGAATCACCAGCACCCCAGATTGACTGGAAACTAATTGCGCGTTCCTCTTTGTTACCGCCGGTTAAATTTCCAAGCATTACTTGCCTTTCTCAAACGCAATACCGACAAGCAAAATACTTACGCCAGCTGCGACTATTCCTAATGGCAGGATAAACAAACCTAAACCTATTGAAATTGTTGCTAGACCAACCACTTGCAGGATAGACGGTATCAACGCAACTCCTAGAAACTAAAGAACTGGGGTACAACGGGTTCTTCTCTTGAAACAGTTGCCCTATCAAATCCTATGATACTAGCAACAGCCGCATCTATCTTGCGTGGCGAGCCACGATGCTCTTTAACAATTCTTGGGCCTAGCCTGTCGGTCTTAACTACGGCGTTTTGCAGGTGTCTAAGCAATAGCGGATTCCCGTCATGGGTCAGCTTATTTGAGACAACAGCATCATAAAATTTCGCACATGCCGGAACCATGCGAGCCGGTGAAGTTGAAGGCCATTCAACGATTGGGAAGCCTGCTTCATCTAGCACTTGCATAGTACGTTGCCAACGAAATGGGTCACAGGCAATTTCTTTTACATTATGAGTTGAGCAAAACTCAATGATTGTGTTTTCAACTTCTAAAATGTCCACGCGCCAATCATCATCATCTTCAGGCTGCTTTTCCCATGCTTTAACCATAAAAACATAAGGCTGTTCTTCCACTGTTACACCAATGATTACGGAAGCATCACCACTAAAAGATCCGTCAAAACCTAAAACAACTGGCGTATCTGGATTTATTTCACGCTTAATTTCTAACTGCTCCCACGCGCCATTAGGTAGCCAAGCTGTTTGGCTGCTAACCCATTGGTTACAACGCTTAGTTCTAAACTCTGCTTCTGGTGTGCGCTTAACCATAGCCGCAAAGTCCTTCGGGTCATTTAAATCACCGTAGGCAGGGTTAGCTTGTTTCCAAGTTAGTTCTAGGTGGTGGTCAGCTTCTGCTTCTGACTCCCACCAAGCCATAAAGAAACTGCTGTCATCTACTTCCTTTTGTGCTACGCGCTTGCCGTACTGGTAAAGGCTGTAAGCAATTGAATCTTGACCTGTTGAGTCAGCTTTAACGCCTGCCGTAGTTAGTGCGATTAAAATTGGTGAACGCCTAGCACCCATGCCCAAACTCATAACATCAAAGAGTTCTCGGTTAGGGCTGGCGTGAATTTCGTCAAAAAGTACGGTGGTTGGACTGAGGCCTTCCTTGGTAAAACTTTCACTTGATAGCACTCGGTATACAGAGCCGGTAGCCGGCACTTCAATTGCATCGCGGTAAACATTGCAAAGCTCGGCTAATTCTGGTTCAGCTTCAATCATTCGCTTGGCATCGCTGAAAACAATACGGGCTTGGTCTTTGTCAGCTGCACATGAATAAACTTCACCGCCGGCAGGCCCCATGATTAGCGACCAAAGGCCAATGCCTGAACCTAGGGCCGACTTCCCGTTTTTGCGGGCCATGCCTACGAGAGCCGTGCGGTGGCGAAAGTTACCGTCAGGATTAACGGCAAATAGGTGGCGCATAAGCTCCTGCTGCCAAGGCCTTAGCTGCATTCTGTCACCTGCATACCCGGCAACAGTTTCCTTAGTTTGTATGGCAAAAGTGTCTATAAAGTCAGCTACTTGCACCCCATGCGACTTATTAAGCGCGGCTTTGTTTACTGGTGTTAGCCAAGTTGGTGGCCAAGATTCAATTTTGGCTGGCACGGGCCTTTAATTCCTCTAGTTTTGATGCCCGTTTTACCTCAGCTACCCCAAGTCTTGAACGGTCAGTTGGCGTAAAACCAAGCAAAGACAAGTTAGCTACAAGCTGCCGGTCAAGCTCACGCAAGGCTTTTCGTTCATCTGGTCTGTTATTTTGTAGAACTTGAATGCGCAAGTTACGGCGTTCGTCTAGTAACTCGCAAGTCATAAGCAAGATTTCAATGTCAGTTAATGGGCTTAACCACGTTTGCCCCATACCCCAAATACGTTCCCATAGTTCCTTACCTGCGCTACCTAATGGGCGGTTTGGTTCAGGAATGTCATAAGCAGACGGTAATAGCACAAGTTCTTTTTGATCTGGCAAGCTACGTTTACCGGGGTTACCAGTTAATCTTTTTTGCTCTATTGGCTTTGGTGGTCTGCCACGCGGAGTCATTTAATCTCCTGATGAATTGTGGAGCCCTGAGGTCGGAGTTACACCGCCAGTTTCATCATGGAATGATGACGTGTTAGTTATTACACTATCAGGGCGTTTACCACGATACATGGTCGCGCCCTGCTTGGCAATTTCACTAAATGGAATAATCGGCGCAGTTAGTCTTTCTTTGGCTTCTGGGTTTAGAAAATAAACATAACGTAACTGAAAACCTACAAGGCTTTTCCATGTGCGAAATTCTTTAGACATTTTTTTATGATGTGCGCTGATAACGTGCATTTGCTCGCCAGTTTCTGGGTTTTCTCTCAATGCATCATTTGGTCTTATTGCAGTTAGGTAAAACCCACTAGCCCTATAAATAGTGCCATCACCGCATTGCGTACCATCTGCAAAACTTATGACCCATTCAATGTGCGGAGCGTATTTTTTAAGGTAGCGCATAGCAATACTAATTGCGCGGCTTTCACTATTTTTTGGCAAGGCTTCTGAAAATGCCATACGGTTTAACTCAATAAAGCCATTCCATGTTGTGCCTTCAACTAGGTTTATTGTTCCCTTTTTATTTATGCTAGGCCCAAACTGCATAACGCCTTCAAGTTTGCCAGCATAAAAAACGCCTAAGTGCAGTTGACTATTTGGAACTACTTTGCCGGAGTAGTGAATTCTTTTTACAGCATCGTTGGCAGTTTTAGCATCTATGGGTTTAACTAAAATATCTTTGGCACTCATAATTGTTCGCCCAACCACAGTTCACAAACACGGGTAATCGCATTGCCGTTACTGTTCTCGTTGCCGGTGTCACCGTATTCACCTAAAGCCTTGCTTGCTTCAAGCGCACTACGCACAGTTTGCATTTGGTCTTTGTGCAAAGTAAAAGTTATTTGCTCAAGGATACTTTCGTCATTATTCAAAGCATCAAAAGCATTTTGCAGGTCTGTGTCACTTGGTGGCTGCAATGAAACAAAACCAAGTTCTTCAAGTTCCCATCCGTTTGCATCAAGCTCTAATAACTGGTCTGCCAAAACTTTGTCATCCCATTCAGCTAATTCGGCTGTGCGGTTATCAGCTAGTGCAAAAGCTTTGACCTGATCCCAAGTCCAGCCAACAGGTGTGCGAGCAATTGCTATTTGAGTCCAGCCTAAAGATTTAGCTGCTTCGAGTGTGCCGTTGCCAGCAACAACAATTGAATCTGGCGTAACCACAATTGGCTTGCGCTGCCCAAACTTTTCAAGTGAGCTTGCAATTGCCTTTAGATTTTTGCTGTCATGTGTACGGGCATTAGCCGGGTCAGGCGTAAGGCTGTTTATGTTTACATTTTCAATGCGCAGTTCAGTCATGGTTTAAGCATAGTCAAAAACCGCGTAAACATTGAATTTTACAAAACTGGGAATTTCGCGGTGATGCACAGAAGCTTTGGCCGGGGTATGCCTTCCCCTATGCCTATGAACTTTTTACCTACCCCCCGTTATGGCGTATGGGGAGTATTACCTCTACGGCTGTTGCAGGAGCGATGTGCTGCTATTAGTGGACTTGTGGGGTCACTTGGGTAGTAGTGGTCAGCCGTAAATGGGTCATCGGGTTTACGCCCTGATCCACACAGCCAACAAACAGTTGCCGTATCTCTTACTTGCTTAGCTTGTTTGGCATAACTTCCTTTGTAGTGTGGTCTACTGGCGTTACGGTTGGCATTGGCTAATTGTTGGCAAGTGTCACACAGTGACGGATTGCGGTGTAAAGTCTTGCACTTTAAGCATGGTTTATTAAATGCCATTAGCTTTAGCGATTACTTTTCCATTGGCATAACTACGGTATTGGTCTAGGCTCCCGCGTGTATTGGGGTCGTGCATACTGGCAGCCTCCATAGCTCGTAGCGCAGATAGGTCGTGGTTCTTATTCCAGTCAGGTTTGTATTGCTTCTCAGCTAATGAGCCAAGGGCTAGGTCTGCGCCTGATCCAATAGCCCAGTAAGGGCTGGCAGTTAGCACGCTAAGTTCCTCACCTATTAGGAATGCCTTGCCATGTGTAACCAGTAAGGCTTCAGCATCCATGTCAGTATCTTTAACGGTGTCATCTATTAGTGGAATGACCTTAGTTACTATCCACTTTATCCACTCGCCAGACTTAACTACATCAACCGGTGGCTTAGGGTACTCAATGCAATACTGAAGTTGGTCGCAGACTCTTGCGCTACCGGCTACACCAATAAGCCAAGTGTCCTGCTGAACGATCTTAGGCATGTCATGGTGTATAAGGTTTGACGTTATGCCTTGGTCTGCGGTTAGTGTAGCGAAGTTGTTGCCTGTTGTTGTGATTATCGTGGTCATAGTTTGATTCCGTCTGTTAGGTGTACGCCGTATCTAACTAGGTCAGCTGCTGATTGCATACCTGCTAGGTATTCATTGGTAATAGATGAGTCACCTAGTACGCGATAGGCAGCCATTGCTTCTATCTCTGCATCCAAGACAGATGCTATTGCCATGCGTGTAATGCCTACGCTTAGGCTCATACGCTTAATGCTGGCTTCTAGTTTGTCAATGTCTGCTTCTGGTTTGTTCTTTAACGCTGAACGCACAAGGTCATTGTGAATAGTCACGCCAACAGTATCTGTCCAGTTCATGCGTTTAGTCTATTAAGGTCTAAGACTTGTTTTATCTATTGACACGTTGGCAGCCTGTAAGCATTCCCAGTAACTCTCGTGGTCTTGTGTATCACAACCAGCACGACAGATGCCATTTGATTCAGTCATTAGTCATCCCAACTATTCTTTAACCAGCCTTCAGCTTTGCCGATTGCCGGGTTCTGCGTTATGTAAGTGTGGCAAGGTCTGCACAACAGCGCAAGGTTATCCCTGTCAGTAATGCTTCCACCTCTAGCGCGTGTCTTGATCTCATGTACGTCTGTTGCGTATGCGGTAGCGCAACGCTGACACGCTGGAAAGTCCCGCAGTAGTTCCTTTACCAGCGCACGCCGTTCTGTCGCATAGATGGCTTCCATGCGCTTAGAACGATGGCGTATTGGTTTAGACATTGAATACAGTATCTCTAACTATCGCTTTGCATCTTAACTTCATTACTTCCATTCCTTGCCACTCAGAGCCATCCTCGTAAGGTAAATCGAGAGCATCTATTCTTTCTAATAACGTATCTCGGTAGGCCATCAGGCTTTTGTTTCTGTAACAGCTAGGGCATAAGTCATACTGACGTTGTAGTTCATACACTGACCACCAACCCTCTGTTTGCTTAGATTCACGTCTGCAAACGTGGCATTTACTTTTCATCGGTAAACGGCTTAGTTAGTTCTTCTGTGTAAGCGTATTCACGATCTAGCTTTGCAAAGATTGGCTCAAGTGAGTCACCCTCTTGCATTAGGTCTGTGAACTGCATCTTGTGGTGGTACATTGCCAACCGATACCCGGCAAGAAATGTCACTATTGTCACTGTAACTACTGATAAAACTAGGGCAATAATCATAACCAAGGGTCACTTTCTAATGCTGTTGCTTTTGCTTTGGATGGTCTAACTATTGCTGCAATTTCTTCCGCAGTAATCTCAACGGCTGTACGCTCAACGCCGTTTTTGTCCTCGTACTTTGATACTTTGCACTTACCGACTACTAAAATTGCCTGTCCTTTTTTGAATGTGTCGGCTGCTGCATCTGCTAGACCACGCCACAAAACAATGTCAAAGTAGCTTGTTTCACCGTCTGTCCATGTGCCGTCTTGATTTTTACGGCTTTCGTTACACGCAATGCGCATCTTGCAACGGCTTACGCCTGACTGGGTAACTTGGAAGTCTGGCTCAAAGACCAAGTTCCCAGTTGCTGTGATTGTTGGTAGTGCCATTGTTTTATCCTGCTTCTCTCATGCGCTCACGGTGAGCGCGTTTGTTCCTTGCATCTTTCGATTGTGACTCGAAAGAATCTTTGTACGGTTCATCTATTCGTACTGGTGTGATGCCAAAGAACCTGCGTAGGTCTACACGAGTTTTCTCTGTTGTGCCTGCCCAATAACCATCCACCTTCACCTTTAACGCATAGTCAAGGCAGTTATCAAACACCGGGCAACGCAAGCAAGTTTTTTCTAGTAAGTCCTCGATCTTTGGGCTTATGTTGTTGGTTGGAAAGAATAACTCTGGGTCTAATCCAATACAAGCTGCGCCTTCTGTGTTAAACATCTTGCACCTCGCTTGCTATCACCTGACAGCCAATACGGTCTGTGGCGTATTGCTTTGCTGCGCTTACAGCTATAACTAATGCATCGTCTGTGTAAAGTCCACCGGTTGTAAGCCCGTCAAATGTGCTGCGAATTAGTTTGTCCAAATCAGGTTTAACGCTGGGCCACTTACGGCTTACAGTTTTAGGTCTAGGTAAATGAAACACAAGTGCTATTTCAACTGCGTTTTGCAAAGAGCAAGTAACGTGTGCTTGCGTGGCTATTGCTACGGCTTCGCGCCAAGGCTTGACCTTTTTGCTTGATTCAACCATAACAACGCGACCATTTTTAACAAAGCCATTTTTAGAACCTTGTGGTGCAGGTTCACCGTCAATCCAAAAGCTATACATTGCCAACCCAAATTGATAAGACTGCCCCATGTGATGCTTTACGCTTTGCTTTGCCGTAACCAACTTTGCGTATCCAGCTTGCACGGGCTGCTTTGTTCATAATTGCGCCTGATGCGTTGTTTTTATGCTGTCCAACTGCACCTGACGGTAAGCCAGTAATTGCCAAAACATCCTCGCTAGTAAATTCAATACCTTGCTTGGCAAGTTGCAAAATTGCTATCAGTGCTTGGTCAGCCCAATCTGGTTGCATGTCTAAAGCTAATTGCATACCTTCTTTTTTTAGATCACTCATCACTAACCACCAAACGTAACTGCGCTACTAAGGCATCTTGTTGCTCTTGTATTTGGCGCGGTAAAGATTGCGCAAAAGCCATGACAAGCATCCCAAAAAATCCACCTAGCAAAAACAAAACTGCACCTAATACAAAACTCATGCGCCCAACTCAACTTTCTTATTGTCAAAAATAAGGCGTAGGTTACGCTTTTCTGCATCTGTGAAGTTGCCATCTTGAATAAGTGGCACTACTTCAGTTAGTTCTATAAGTGAGCCGGCATTGCCAATGCGCTCAATCATTTTTTGCGTGGCTGTGCTTAACTCTTTGGTTGCTTTTACTGTCGGCTTTACTTCAACCGGCTGTTCTTTAGCCCACAAATCTAAACCAATTCCGAAACGCATGGCTGCTACGCGGATACTATTTCCAATTGCTCCTTTTTTCATGTCAAACTTGTCACGACCCTGTGGTTCACCGTAGCCATAACGTGTTACGCCACAAACTGTAAGTTTTATCCATAGCCCACCGTTTTCATCAAATCTGGGTAGACCTGCCTCGTCAAATGCAACCGGTTCCCAAGTCCACATTGGGTCAACTTGCAGTAAGCGATCCGTTACCCAAGCGTGGCTAACGTAATCCAATTGCAAACCACCAGTCGGCAGCTTTTGTATTTGCTCTTTTGCAAATGGTGCGCGTAACGCATCTTGTTGTTCTTGTTTCATGCTTTGTCCTTTGTGTGTTGTATGTTTTGTATCTTGCTACAAAGTGTGTAGAAGTCTTGCCTACTCATTTTGGTTGTATCAAAAGTTCTACCAAGCAGGGCTGACATAAACTCAACTTGGTGTGCCGGGTGCGTTATGCCTATGTATTCCAACATTTTGCGTATCTTGTGCTTATCGTCCAGTGTTGCGCGTTCCATTCCAAAAGGTACATAGCCCATAGTTATAAGTCCTTCATCATTTGGTTTAAAGCTTTTATGTCTAATGCAGCATCTGCGTAAAGGTAACCATCAGGTGTGCTTATCAGCCCGTAAGCGTCTACAAAATCAACATAGGCATTCGTTCCGCCGTAGTCAACCATAAAACCCCTAGCGCATTCGTACCATTCGTAGTCATTGTTAATCCACATAGCAACGTTCCATGTAGCCCGGTTTTTCCAACCGTTGTAGCCCTTCATCAGTTACCACCTAACGCAAACCAAGTGCCAACAAACAAAACCCACATTGTCCCAACTACGGCAAAGGCACTTAACAAATTACCTATAAACCTTGCTTTGGGTGTCCAATTCCAGTTACGCATCATGCGCTCACAGTTCTGTCATCGCTAGCGTTGTAGCCGGCAATAAACCTAAGTGCTTTGGCATCTATTTTGTATTGCTTGCCGTCTTTTACGTCTACTGCAACAACTGGCATACGAGGTGCGCGTTCGTTAAAACCTACAAACTTAAAAGTCTTGCCATTCATTGTAAAAGTTGTACCTAAAACGCTGGCAGGGTTTGCAAACCCACGATATTCGCCAAGGTATAACCAACTTTGTGCTTCTGGTGTGTTTACGTTTACACCATTTTCATTTAAGGCAACTGGTGTTGCTTCAAAAGTAACCTTAAAAATTTCGCCATACTTAATACTTACTTTGCCTTGCTCCATGCCGTGCTTCGCCAAAATTTCCTGCATAGCTGCTTGAATTTCGGCTGTTACTGCCTGTGCTGTTTGCTTATCTACTAACATTTGCTTTGTTTCCTTACTGCTATTACAACCTTGCGGTTGTCCCTATGTGTATAACAATACGGGACAGCAGGCACTTTGTGCGCCATTTAGGGCATCTTTTTATAACTTTTTGATAACAGACATTCGTACATTTGTACTAATTTGTGTAGGCATAAACCCTTAAAAACCGGCGTTTTTCAAGCCTGTCTTTGGGCAACTTGGTTTTTCCCAATTTATAACGCTCGTCAGGCGTCGTTCCACCCCACATTCCCCACTTCTCATCTATACCTATTTCAAGGCAAAAGCCCACCACCGGGCATTCCTCGCACAATCGCTTGGCTATGGCGTACAGGTGGGGTTCGTCATTTTCTGGAAAGCAAGTGTCAGGATGCGAATCTCGGCAAGCTGCTGAGTACATCCACGAATCTGGCGCAGTGCAGATTAGGCACATTCCTGAATCTAGCCACGCTTCATGGTCGCAATCTTTGAGCATCCATCCATTATGGTCGCTTAAGCCCTAATTGCACCAATTTGGCGCGTACGTCATCTGGCATACCTTTCGACTTAGGACTTGCGCCAATGGCTTGCACGTTGCTTATTTCGTGTTGACGTGACCTATAAGCAATCCACATAGCGTTTAAGTGTGCCGGCATTACAGTTTCTGTTGCTGATCTGTAATGCCTACCAACTGCATCACGGGCAAATTCAAAGTCCATAGTCTCGCTAAGTGCTAGTGACCACCCTTCAACCTTCGCTCTAAAAGCTGCTTCATCCACTGCACTTAAACGGGCATCTATTGCCATTGCAACGGCTAGTACCTTGCCTACGTGTGCTTTGTTCACTGTTCTATTTCCTTTGTTTCGTTTTCTAGGTTCTTAAGCCAGTCCATTGTTTTTGTAAACTTGCTTTGTTTAGTGTTGCGCTGTGCTGCAAGTCGCAACTGGTCGTATTGCTTACGCAGTTTGCCGGGACTCATAATGTTGCCACGCCAAAACTCATCTGCCTGACACCACTCAATAGCTTTAGTTATCTGCTCCCAACTGCGTTCATCTATGCGGTGCAGTCGTTCCATTTCACTTAGCCATTTTTCAGTAACCTGTGGTTTGCGTGAACCGTTGGCTGCAATGAGGTCTGCTAATAGGTTGCAAGCCTTAATAGCCTCGTCACCGTAGGTGCGAGGATTAAGTTCATTGGTTCTTAGTTCTATATGGTTCTTAGTTCGTTCACCACTGGTGGGTATAGGGGTATCCCCATGTGTGGGTATAGGTGTACCCAAGGTTGCACATAGGTATTTGCAATTAGTAACGCTGGATGTGTGGACGTGATACAGGTTGGAAGTCCAATCACCGTCTTTATTTTTACGGTTTATTTGGCATAAAGCACCCATGTCAAGCAACTCTTTTTTAGCCCTGTCCATCGTGTTGGTGGAAGTGCCTAACTGCTCTGCTAGTTTCTTGCGCGACCAATAGCTAACGCCACGCTTGTTATCCCCATTTTTACGCAGCACTAAATAAAGTTTTACAGCCGTAGCAGTAACGTCCGACTCAAATATCCAGTTGGGTATTTGTTGAAACGGTAAAGGTTCAACGTGTATCTCTGCTTTGTCGTTGTCCATTACAGGTTTTCTTGAAACTCGACTTTAGACCACTTAAGACGTAGCGCATCTACAACTGCTTGGCGTTCCATTTCAGGTAAGTTAGCAATCTCGTCTAGGCTAACTTCTACCATTTCAGAACCGCACAAAAATTCCAAAACTGCAACCATAACCAACTGGTTAGCATCAAACTCTGCGTGATCAATGTCATCTACAATTTCCCAGACCTTTGCCCAGTCAACCGGAGTAACGGCATCGTGATTATTAAATAATTTGTGGTCTGCCATCCAAGTTGTTTGGACTAGCTGCTCGCTTGGTGTTTTCATTGTTTTGCTCCTGTCATTAGTTCTATTGCTGATCGAATTACTTGACTTACATTTGCATTGTGTTGATGCGCCCATTGCTTAACTGCAAGCATTTGCTCATTGTTAAGTCGTAGCGCAATCATGTTTTCTTTGTTTTCTTTATCGTCAGCCATTGCTAACCCTTCCTAGTTGTTGCCCAATTGACTCAATTACGTTTACTGTTACCGCGTTACCCATTTGCCTATAACGCTGTGAATCGCTTTGTGCTGCTGTCCAGTTATCCGGGAAGCCTTGTAACCGTTCACATTCCATTGGCGTTAGCCGGCGCACAACATTTTCAGTTGCAACACCATGCGCACCAGCCCGGTCTAGCGTATACATAGGTTCGCTTTCTAAGCCAAAACCCTTGCCGTTAGGACCATTATGGTCTTGCCTACCAATAACTGTGCTTTGTATTGGAAAGACGTAAGGCACTCTTGCACCACCTGTTCCCCAATAAGTAGCCACACACGGGCTATAACTGTCGTAAACCCGTACGTCATCTACACGGGTTGCTTCAAAAATAATTACCGTAGCCCGGCTTTCACCTGAATTATCAAAAACATTCAACGTAGGACTCACAACATTTGCCTTCCATTGCTCTGCCGGCAGGTTGCCATGCTCATCACGCGCACCTGATCTTGTTGTCTTTACAAACCACATGAAGTCTTTTCCAATGCAGCTTTTAACTCAGGTGGTAATTCTTTACCACGCCCAACTGACCTACGCAAAATGCCCTGTGCTGCTTTCGCACTTAGCAAGTATTTGGGTGAAGGGTTTTGTTCCAACACTTGCGACAATAAAGACTCGCCTGCGCCGTTGGGGTACTCCAAAGAATTGCGAATCAAGAACACGCCACTCGATGTTGCTATACCCTGCGTTGTCCAATGCAGAGAGGACTGCGCCAAAGTCGCGTCCTTGATTACTTGATAAAAGTCCCGGCACATTCTCCAAGAGGACAGTTTCTGCTTTGGTATGCGTTGCGAAACGCAAAGCATCGTAGAAAAGTCCACTTCGTGCGCCAGCGAGTCCAGCCCTTTTTCCTGCGACACTAAGGTCTTGGCAGGGGAATCCACCGCAAACAAGGTCAATGTTTCCTGTGAGTCCAATTTCATCAGCCCAATCTATTGCCGTAGTTACATCATTATGCTTTGGTACATTTGGAAACTGGCGTTCCAACACAGCCCTAGCGTGTTTGTCTATTTCAACCTGCCCTATGCAGGTATGCCCAGAGCGTTCAAGCCCTAAATCAAAACCACCTACACCGGCAAATAATGATACAAATTTCATAAGCTGAGGTTATACATAATGTATTACAAAAGCAAATAAGCAAAGTAAACGCCACCCGACAAAGCATAAGCAGGTGGCGTTTACGGTTTAGGGGTTACCTAAAGCTGCGCAAGTCTTGACAGTCTAGCGCGTAGGTGTGCCAAATACACAATGGCATCATCCAGTTCTTCCAGTGTTTCTTTAAGCACCTGACCACCGGACTTAAGTTCAATGCTTTGCTCATTACCCCGGCTGTATTGCTGGTCACCTGTGCCAACAATGCGCGAACGCAACGACTCAACGCAGGCTGTTACTTGGTCAGCTAATTCCTCGCTAGTCATGCCACCAACCTAATTTCACTACAAATCCGACACGTTTCATAATCGCCTTCGGTTGATTTAACGTATAGCCAATCGTGGCTACAAGATTTTGGCATCATCCCACCTACCTTCTCCAACTGTTAGCGTAAGCATTCCTGCCGGCGCAGCTTGTCCTGATGAATTTTCGAACCATTGGCTGCCACCGTCTAGCGCAGGGCATTGGATAAAGGTCTTGCGGCCCGACTGCTCAATGCGCAAATGGTGGTAATGCCCGGCTAGTAACAGGGTAGCTTCGCCAATATCTTGTTGGCCGTGTGCCATGTTTTTCCACCATTCAACAGCTTTACCCCGGCATTGGTGGCCGTGAATAAGGCCTACAACCGTGCCTGCCATGTCTAGGGTTACTGAAAGCGTGTCGTACTTAGGGAAAACAAAGCTAACGTGGGCGTAATCCGGGTGGTCAGCTAAGGCATCAGCTACGGCAGAAGCCGCATCTAAGGCAAAAGAATCCGTATAAGTAGTGGCCATTGAGTTGCCAACTCTCACAGCTTCATCGTGGTTACCGGGTACACAAGGCACAATAACCTTGTCAGCTAACGGGGCAAATGTTTTAACCATGTGCAGTAACAGCCGCCGGTAAACCCGTATTTGAGCAGTTAAATCAAGGTCTGTACGCCAAATGTGCTTGCCACCTTGGGAGTTCATGCCTTCAATACAGTCCCCAAGCTGCGGTAAATAAATGGTTTCAATGGCGCGGCCTGCCTTGCGAAGCTCCTTAAGTCTGGCAACAGCTAAGTCGGTTTTATGTAATACGTTTTTAATAATCTGCTCAGAGCCACCACCGTCAATCTTGCCAACTTGGGTGTCCGCTAAGACCACTACATAGGCTAAAGAGCCTGTGCGTGGCTGTGTGGGCGTTTTAGGGGCATTGCTCGGCTTCCACTTCCCAACTATTGCAAGCAACTCATCTATCGGCACACCGCTAGTCCCACCATGCGGAACGAATGTAGCTCTAAATGATTCCAGCCATTCGCCATCCCAACGCTGCCACTTGCTACGGCGTAGCCCCGTGATGCGCCACTTGGCAGGGTCAAGCTCGAACTCAGCTAGTAGTTCAGCGTGATCGGGTTCATCGCCTGCTGGTCTAGGTACTGAACGCAGAACGCCACCGCTTGAGTCGTACTCAATGCCGGGTTCAAAGCCCTTGGGTATTTCCTTAGCAACGCGCTTGCGCTGTTCGTCATCGCCTAGCTTTGAAAGATCATCTGCAAGACTCATTTACAAACACAACCTGTATCTTTAACGCCCCTAGCCCTGTGCCTGTTAATGGTTTGACGGCTTACGGGGTAGCCATTTTTAGTTAGGACTCTTGCAAGACTTGTGGCTGAGTTCTCTAAATCGTCTATTGCTTTGCTTAGTGCTTGTGATTCTTTTGCTGGTAACTTTTTTAGGATGCGACTAATACCGCATTCATAACTGCTTTTGCCAACAGTTTCTAGATCGTCAAGTAAGGTCACGGTGACCACCTTTCGTCTAGATAAGTCTAGAGCGCAAGTGTGTCAGGTTGTTGTTTTTTTGGTGCGTGTCGGCTTTGTAACAAGTTCTTCGATTGAGTTCAGGCGATAGTCAAGTTCACCAATACGGGCTTCAATGCGATTAACTGTGTGCGCTATATCTGGGAGCGACTTGCCACCATTTGCCGTTGGGCTAATTGGGTAAGTGGCTAAATCTATGTACGCCTTAATGGGCTTGACGATTCCCCACTTAATAGCCATACCCACAAGTATTGCAATCGCTGTTAAAGCTCCTGCGTATTGCCCTATTTCAATTAGTCCCATTACGGTTGCCACCACTTAAATTGACGTTCATCTGAATAACACTTACCGCCTACAACTTTATACTGCGCCACGATTGGGTAAGTAGTTTTGGCTTCCCACCACATCGTGCCTTGCCAGTCTTTAGTTGTGTCTTTGGTAAATGAGAACGTGGTTGTGCCTGTGGTGTCGCGCTTACCGTCAGGAAGTAACCGGGCTAAACGCAACTTGACGTACTTAGGTCGCTTCTCGCAGTTGATGTGCAACTGAACAAAGAACAAAGAACGCTCACCGCCAAGAACAAATGGGTCACAGTCTTTGAATGTTTGCCACTTGCCTGTAACCCGTTGATCGGATTCGACTTTGCAAATACCTGACTTTTTAGCCATAGGAACTAGATAAGGTTCAACCGCTTCAGCGTGAGCTTGTGACGTAAAGACTAAAGATAAAGCGATAGCGCAGGCTGCTAATCGCCTAAGCATTACTTCGCTAAGATCGCAGCAGGGTCTATGTCTTTGCCTGCGCTCCACCGGATGTTGTCGCGCATTTCAAAGTGAAGATGCGGCCCGGAAGAATTGCCTGTGTTACCTGACTCAGCAATGTGCTGACCCTTGGTGACTTTATCGCCAGCCTTAACAAGTGCCTTAGAAAGATGCGCGTAAATTACCCAACCGCCATCAACTTTTTGAACTAACGCTGTGCCGTATGCCTTGCCCCAAGATGCGTTTTCAATCTTGCCGTCAGCTACTGCAACAATGTCTGTTCCCTGCGGAACTGCAAAATCAACGCCTGTGTGATAGCCCTTGCTCCACATCTTGCCCTTTTTGCCGTATGCGGTTGTGATCTTTCCGCCTTTAATTGGTAAGCCCATTGTTAATCCTCATCATCTTGTCTTAAAGGCAATGTTACCAGCCAGACAAATGCCCCAATAAGAATGATGTAACCAGTAACTGTTCGAGCTGAACCAGTCAGCGTTGCATAAGCAATTAAAAGACCTACAAACGTGTAGGTTTCCCCAGTAATCTCACGCAGGTATTTCTTTAACCACTTCATTTTATTTTCCTAACTTGAGCTACCTGCGTTACAACAACTGCTGCAACTACTGTGTTCTGTGATACTTCACGTTCTTCTTCTGTCATGTCTGCGCCAATACTGACTAATGCTTTAAGTGCCTTAGCAGGGTTCTCTAAGATCGTGGCTAGAACTTCTGCGCCTGACTCAAAGATTTCTAGGGCATCTGCAACTTCAGCAGACAACACAACACCGTTCTCTAAAGTAACTGGGGTTTCAGGTGGCAAGTCCTCGTAGTCCAGCCCGGCTTCTTGCAAGGCTTCAAACGTAATCGGCTCGCCTGCAAACTCCTCAAGCAAGGCATCAGCTACAAGCTCACGTTCATCGTCAGTTAGCACACCGTCAGCAAGCGCATCGTCAATAACTTCCTGCGTTAGTTCCTCAACCGTTGGTTCAATGATTGGCTCAACAGTCGGTTCTGGCTCTGGCACTAAATCTGGCTCTAAATCTGGTGTTATCGGTGTTGCTTCTATAACAGGCTCAGGCTCAACGTAAGGCACGACTGGTTCAGGGGTAGGCGTGGGTTGAGGTTCAGGGATAACGATTGGCTCAGGGCTTGTGGTTGGTTCTGGTGTAGGCTCTGGTGTTTGTGTGGTTACGGGTGTGGGTTCTGGCGTTGGCGTTGCTGTATCTATCGGTGTTGGCTCTGGCGTTGGAGTTGGCGTAACAACAACTGGTGGTTCTTCAAAGCTCGTTGGCAGTGGTGCAGGTTCAACCTCAACAGGAACGCCACCATCACCAACATCAAATGCCCCGGCAATAGTTACAACTGGCTCACCTTGTCCGTAGCGAATACCGCGCCTTAGGTTCTCAGGCAACCAACCAAAGGTAGTAACCTCACCATGCCAAGTCCCATTAGGGTACTTGTTAATCACTAGCCGTATCTGTGTTAGATCACCTTGCGACTGTGGGTAAGGGCGCAAACTCCATTCAACGCATAACGTGCTGTCAGTTGAGCCAAAAGATACATAAGCACCTTCTCCCCATGTCACCCAGTCATAACCTGCAACGCTGACACTTGGTGTCTGTGGGTAATCGTGAAACGTGGCATCAGGCTGACCAAAGGTAAGAGTGCCGTTAGTAGTAACAAAGACGTTCTCGTATTCCGTCAGCCCTAGCTTCAAAGTAAACGGCAAATTGGCAGGGTAAGCCGTGTCATCGTGACCCGTGTAAGTGTAGGTATTGCAGACAACGTTTGCCTGAACAGGCGTTGCTAGCATAAAGCCACCAACTAAGAGCGCAGTTACAGCTAGACGTAACCGCTTCATTTATTTCTTGCCGTTAGCCTTACCAAAAGCATCGTTGATTTCTGTTTCATCAAGTTTGCCGTCTGCAATGTAGGCACGCGCTAGACCTTCAAGCA